TTTTTAAAATTTTTTTTATATTGTTCCCACCCCCTAGGATTCCTAGACCCTTAACCCACGTTTAACGGCGTTTTAAGAGCCTTGTGGCACCCTTAGAACATCAAAGGGGTAGGGGTGTAGCTAAATGAACTAGAAGGGGGTTGTATGGGCTTTTGAGAGAGTTTGGGATTGAGTGAGCAGATGTTCATGTATATACGACCGCAGTGCCGCGCACTATCACCGTGGGGTGGGGGAGGGTGGGGTCCAGCCATCATCCGGATCAATCACCACCCATCAGCCGGTCAAGACGCTTCCGCAGATCCGCTTCAATATCGGTTGCCGTTCTTTCAGTCGTATCAGTCTGTTCGATCCTGTCAGTAAACATGCTGACCGTGAGGCTTTTGCCCAGCAGTTCGAGGGCGCGTATTCTTGCCCCATCGGTCTCTGCCGTTTCGGCCTCTTCTGTCAGCCGTCGCAATATCCATTCCGATCGTCTACGCTCTATCGTGCGGCGATCCTGCTCCATATCAGCCTGTATGGCTTTTATCCTTGTGGTGACCTTGGGGTTTTGTGCCAGCTTGCATGCCTCTGACCATATAGTGCTGTCACGCATGCCCTCTGCCGAATAGCAGTCACGATAGGCCTCACTTAGCATTGCACCCTTTGCCACCTGCATGGCGAATGCTTCCTGCTTGGCTGTAAGCTTGTCTTCCCTCCCCACTACCCTGAGATGTTTGCCTCTACCCTTGCCTGTATCTTTAGCCATTATCTTATCCCCATTAACATGCCAGCACCTTGGCGGTGGGCATTCGCGGTTTTACCTGCCGTCACCCTATCTGATTTATTCCCCCATGAAAAGTTATCGATAACTTTCCCCACACCTTAAAACCTCAATATGCCTTTAATCGCTCTCAGAGCCTCACTGACGGCCTCTAGGTGTTTTCCGGCACTTTCCTACCAAAAAAGTTCTAGAGACGTTTTTAGCTTCCAGCTTACGTTACAGACCACATATGAAAATAAATGAAAATAAATGTTCATAAATGACAATAAAGGGGTTGTGTTAGTCGTCTACATGTGATCTAACCTGTTTACCGACAGGGGGGTTGCCCCCTGCCCAACCACCATAGGAGATTTCACCACCGCTTACGTACCATGGCTTGGTAGGCCAGCGACACTCAGGGTTCCCCACTGGATTATTCCAACGGTTACGATGCACCTTATCCCTGCATGCCCCTGAGATCAGATGTTCCGCCCACTTCCAGCGTGATGGATGTCAGACCCGACAAAGAATGCGACGGTGGCAATCCAATGCCTGAAGCGAATGGGTCAAAAATCTTTGGATAGAGAAAACATCTAGGGCTGGGCGGCACTGTCGCCCTGCCCCTATTTATTTAATCCTTTTCAACCAACCCACCTTGGAGGTGTAACATGAAAAACATCTATTCAGCAAACGGTCTGGCCGCTGGGTCAGACAAGGTCACGCTCTATCCGCTCAAGCCTACGCTCAAGGCGCTGGGAGAATATATCGCCAAGCACGACGCCAAGTTCGGTTATGAAAACGTCATGTATGCCATCTACAAGGGCCGCAAGTTTCATGCTTACTACACGCTGGAAGGCGGCAAGCTGGTCAAGCAAGGCACTCTGCGCTTGACCGAATACCACGCGATCTAATCACTGGGGCTTCGGCCCCGTGTCTACGCCTGACGCTGGCGTACTGATGAGCCGATAGCACGGCGAAACACAAACCTTTTCGGGAGACTTGATATGCCTAAAAAAACCAACGCACAGACCCTCGTCGATAACGCCATCAACGCAAACGATACCCTGACCAAGCTGGTATCCCTGCACGGCCAAGAGAAGGCCGCCAAGGAAAACAAGAAGGTTCTGGGTGAGGCCCAGAATGGCCTTGTGATTGATCAGTACGCCGAGATCATCCCGCTGGTCATTGCACAGAAGCCCAACGTCAAGACAGACCCTGATACTAAAATCAGGAAGGGCAAGTTGTCCGACAATGGCAACCACATTAAAGACGCTCTGATGAACGATAAAGACGGCCCAACCTACAGCCAGTCTGTCGGCAAGAAGCGTTATGAAAACAGCATGAAGGCTGTCGTCAAGTTTGAGTGGGAAAAATCATCCAACCTGACGCCGGACGCCATCAGGGCAGCCTTTAACTCTGAGGGCATCACCAGCGAGGCCAAGCTGGCGGCCTATGTCAAGCAGGACAAGGGCGTTTGCGAGGTGACCAAGCTGGCCCAGAAGCTGATCGGCAAGCCAAGGACAGACGGTGGCTTTGACAATTCAGACTTTGATGAAGAGCAATGGCGTCTGTTTGACGATGCTGTGCGCGTGTTGAAGGAGCAGCGAGCCGCTGCTGCTGAGGCTTCAGCCAAGGCCAAGGACAAAGTCGATGAAGCAAACGAGATCGTCAACGACGTTGTCGATCAGTTCTAAACTGGGGGATTTATTCCCCCTTTTCTTTTTCAATCAACTTTTCGGGAGTGTTTCATTATGAAACTTTCATTAGCTAAAACCATTTTCGAGGCATCATTCGATAGCCAAATTGCCAACCGTGAAGCGCGTGATGCTGATCGGACCATACCATATGCTGTCGCCACAATGGGCATAGGTAAAACATCTATGGTTCAACAGATCAGCGCAGAGCGCGACTGGGGGCTTTACACGCTGTCTTTAGCATCCATGGATGCCGCTGAGGTAAACGGCATAATTGCGCTGATCGATGGCGAGGCCCATCGTGTCATGCCATTCTGGCTCCGGCGTTTACATGAGATGGCCGCATCTTATGAGGTGGTCATTCTGTTTTTGGATGAATTACCGCAGGCTCCGGTTGCGAATATTAATGTCGCCCGAACCATCGTCAATGAGTTGCGTTGCGGTGAGTTCGACTTGCCCCACAATGTGGTCCTTTGTGCGGCTGGAAATCGCATGTCAGATCGGGCTGGCACTAACAACATGCCGTCACACATGAAGGACTGCCTGATGTTTCTGCCTATTGACCCTGATGTAGAAACTGCCGTCTCATACATGGTTGCCAACGGCGGTCATGAGGATGTCACCGGCTTCCTTCGGGCGCGTCCTGAGTTCGCGGTCAAGTTTGATCGTGACGCCGATGCCAACCCATCGTTCCGGTCATGGGATCGTGTCAGTACCATCCTGTCATGGGGCTTGCCGCAGGTTGCTGAGGCTGAAGCCGTTGCCGGTACTGTCGGGCGGCCTGCCACCGCTGATTTCTATGGCTATCGTAAGATGAAGGCTAACATGCCTGACCTCGACAATGTGATCAGCAACCCTGACACGGCTGACGTTCCGCATGATGCTATGGTCCTGTATGCGCTGGCTTCTGGCTTGGCATACCGCATGACGCAGTCCAACGCTGGCAACATCCTGCGATATCTCAAGCGGTTGGATCAACAAGAGTTCGTTGGCTTCTGCCTCAAGGATGCTTGTAATCGTGACCCTGAGATCAAGAAATCTGAGGCTGTCCGGCAGTGGATCATCAATGGTGGTGCAGATCTTTTCCCACCAGCTTAACCAGTATGGGGGCGGTTATGCCGCCCCTTAAAAGTTCTATATAACTTTTTTGGAGATCAAGATGAAAGCAGAACTAAAGATTGCCCAGAGCAAAACGCATCTATTCTTGCACCAGCCATTCTTTGGCTCTTGTGCGGCCAGCCTCAACTTTGTCGAGACTGACAAGGTGCCTACGATGGCAACAGATGGCCGTTCCATTCTGTGGAACCGCGACTTTGTTGATGGGCTTGATCAGAAGACAGTCGAGGGTGTCATTGCTCACGAGGTCTTGCACGTTGTGTTCAAACACATGCTTCGGATGGACAAGCGTAAGCACAAAAAATGGAACATCTGCACCGACATTGCCATCAATGACATTCTTGTAGAAAGCGGCTTTTCTATCCCAGAGGATGGCCTGTTCAGCACTACCAAGCCCGAATGGAACAAGTACAATGGATGGATGGCTGAGAAGATTTACGCCGACATGCCAGAGGAATGCGAGGACATAGGTGGTGACTTCCCCACTTGGGGCGAGGTGTTGCCGATGGAGGCTGAGGATGGTGGAGATATGTCAGAGGCTGAGACCCAGCAGGTCGAGGCTGAGATGGACATCCGCGTTATGATGGCCGCTGACGCCGCTAAGTCAGTCGGCAAGTTGCCATCTGCCATTGACCAGCTAGTGCAGGTCATGCGGCGCTCACAAGTCGATTGGCGTGATGTTCTGAGCCGCTTCATTGGTGGTGATCAGCCTGACGACTACACATGGCGCAGACCACAGAAGAATGCTTGGTTCAATCAAGGTATCTACATGCCTAGTATTGACCGCATGGGTGCCGGTGACATCATCATACTTGGCGACAGTTCAGCCTCTGTGAGTGATGCTGAGTGGTCCCACTTTCTTGGTGAGATCAATGTGATCAGCGATGAACACAAGCCCAACTCTGTCACAGTGATCACCTTCGATACCAAGGTTCAGACCGTCAAGCGGTATGAGCAGGGTGAGGTCATTGAGAAGGTGGCACTAGGCGGCAGGGGCGGCACTCGCGTAACACCAGCATTCAACTATGTTGAAGAGCATCAACTGCCTTGTGACAACATGGTGGTCCTGACTGACTTGGAGATCACCGACTTTCCCGATAGACCGGACTATCCGGTGCTTTGGGTTTCAACCGATATCGGCTCCGACAAAGCCCCATGGGGTGAGGTTGCCATTCTGAAAATGGGAGATTGATATGACTACAGTTAAACAGCACAAGTTTCTGTCGTTTGCGGCAGAACAGATTGCTCAGGCAATGAGGGACTGGGGTGCGCCTCAGTCCTATATCAAGGAGTCGATGAAGGGTTCTAGGTATCGCATGAGTGGCGATGCTGAGGCGTTCGATCATGATCTTAGAATGATGCACCGCGATGCTTCTGATGCCCTCTATGAATATATTCATAATCTCGCCAGAGGCATGCAATCTATTCGCCGTGATAGGAAAGAGAGGACGGCCTATCAGCCAATGGCAAGGCATGACAAGTATTCTCGTAAAGAAGCTGGTGCAGTGCTTGATAAGACATTCCCTAAATCACGTTGTAATATTTACATCAAGGGTGAGGTTGCCGACAATCCCAATGCTTATGAAGTTGGTGTTAGCCATGATGGCTCTGATTACTGGCTTCGTAATCATGTCACTGTCTCTGCCGCTTGGGGCAAAACAGTTTTTGATCGCGGCATCCCCATAGTCAAATCATCTAGTGGTTTGCGCTTCATCCTGTCTGCCAAGCCCAAAGATGTTCGTAACATCAACAGCGAGATGACCAGAGTATTTGAGGTCAAGGCTTTTGGTATTCATCAAAAGAAGGCTTTCCGCGAGGATGGATGGCTGATGGTGCATGG